GATATACGCAGAGTATCTGGATTAAAACTTAGATCAATTTTTTGTCCAACTGCACTAGAACTGCGAGTTTTCATAAACTGGATCTGTACCATGCAACGCTCTCTCATTGCAGGTGTACTGTAAATACCAAACACATTGTCAGCAGTTTGAATCTTACTAAGTCCACCGGCAATCATAGAATGGTCAAACTCCACACTTTCCACAGCACTACGGTTTAACTGGCTAGCTGTTGCCAATAGTAGCTGTTCACTGACAACCAAGTTACGCAATTCTTCTGCTACTAGCTTGTCTTTGACAAACATGTCACTTACACTGATCTTTTGGCTTGCTGGCATCATCAAATCCAAGTAGTCAACTAGAATAGCATCAATTTTAACTTTGCGCTGAGTTTGAAACTCTCGCACCCATGCCAAGATATCATTTGCTGTGATACCGTTTGTTAATTGTACAATTTGTAGAATGCCTGCTTTTTTACCTGCCATGCGTACTTTAAGATCAACATCCTCAAGCTTTTTAAATACTTCTCTAGTTGGGGTATCTGACAACATAGCATCCATACGCATGGCACATAGGCCTTCACTGAGCTCAAGGCTAAAGTAAACAGTATTGAGTCCTGTCATGGCCCAGTTAAGACCTAGGTTTTGTAGGAACAAACTCTTACCTGCACCAGATGCTCCGGCAAAGATGTTCAACTCTCCACGATTGAATCCACCATAGAGTTTGTCATCTAAGGTCTTCCAACCCGTGCTTAACTGTCCATTATTGTCTTTGAGTGCAGTCAATCGTCCACTGGGGTCTGCAAAATAGTCTGTACCAAATGTCTTGGGTAGGCCTACTTGTACTGCATCCTTGATGAGCTTTTCAACCGAACCATACTGACTTTTATCTAACAAGTCAGCACTTTGTAAGATAGCCTTTTCAAGTGCCTTGTGTCTGGCAAAGCCTTCGAACTCATTTAAAAACCAAGAGCTGTGTTCTTGTGCTCTATCACCAAGGTCGGTTAATTCAATATTGGTTGATGCTTTAATTTGTATAGCATCAGGAATGTTGCCGTGTTCGTTGACATAGGTCTTGATAAACTCTGCGGCGGCCCTGAGTCTGCGATCAAAGTGTTCTGGCTCTAACACATTCTGACAACGAGCAGCCAGATCTCGATTACTAATTAGAAATGACAAAAATAGTTGCTGTATGTCATGTCCGTAGTTCTTAGCTTCATCAGCCATTAATTTTTCCCCCACCGCAATAGCATTAGTGCGGCATCTTCTTTATCTTCAAAATTAAAAATCATGTAATTTTCAGTTAGTTCCGTTGTGTAACAGTTGCCAGGTAGGCCAAACTCTTCTATTACCCAAGCACACGCCTGGTTCCACCACTCAGTGGTATCCTGCCCTAGCTTCCAATCAATTTGAACCTTATACACACCACCGCCTTGCTAGTAATTTAATCTTCAATGGGTTTGGCTCAATCGCCATAATCACGCTTTGTAGCGTGGCAGCTCTTCCAAATTGTTGTGCGGCATCGTTGGCATCCTTAATGCCATCTGGCCACTCTGGGAAGGAAACACTCCATCCCAGCTCTGCGGCTTGTAATGCCAAAGTCATTCCAGCACGATCTCGATCAGGTAACACAACGGGTTCGTTGTCAATGTCCTCGATGATCTTGGCCTGCTCTGGGCTAATAGTATTGGTCATGATAGCCACACCATCTAGTGTTAGTGCATCGTATTCACCTTCAGTGACTATGGTATACTTACGCTGTTGGCTTTGATGATCTAAATTAAAAACAAAGCTTGGTGGCCGACTGGACAGCATTTTTGCTGTTTTCTTATCTGGTACATCACCAATCCATCTAGCACTATAGCCAACAATTTTACCATCGCTGGTGTATGGTAGTATAACTCTATTATCCATGCCTTGTAGTGTACTAGTACTGGTATACCAGTCACTTAACTCAAGTACGCCTCTTTTATCTAAGTATTCGGCAGCTGGTAGTGTCAACTCTGCCACATCCCAAGGCCACTTGATTTCTGGCCAGTCTGGCTTTTTAAAAGGCTCCTCAATGGCATGTTCTTCTGGTACAACTTGCTCCCAGAGTTGAATTTTTATTCTTTGTATTTCGCTTTCATCTATGCCAAACCCACGCATGAGTTTGATTAGCTTAATGCCCAGACGCTGGCCAGGTCGCCACCCTGTAGTGAAGCCACAGTTAAAACAATGGTAACCTACTTTGTCAGTGTCAAATCTCAGACCGCCACGATGACGAGTGTCGGGTCGTGATTGGCCGTTCTGCACACATACCGGGCAGTTGGTATTCAACCATCCTGACGATGAGGTTTTTAATGCAGGTAGGTGGGACCGTAAAGTTGATTCAACTAGACTCATTATAGAGCTAGTTTACACTCTAATTAGGATTTTGTCAAGGGTTCCAGCGTTACTTGGGCTGTCAGCACGAACGGTTCTTAGCCAACGAACGCCACCATAGTAGTTGTATGGATCAATGCCGGTGTAACCAGCGAGTGTCAATATAGGTGAAGTAGTATCTTGTGGTTTTAGGTCTGCCCAAAGAGTATTTCCAGTTACTACATCATCTAGTGTGCCTTGCAGTTTGACTGTGCCAGTGTAATTGGTTGCATACAAGGCCACTGAAAACAAAGTCAAATCCTTGCGGTAAAAATTAGGGCCGTTTACAGCACTAGAAAAATAAGTTCCACCCGAGTTAGTCCATGTGTCAACAGTGACCGTGGTTCTACTGGTTGGGATTACTTCGTCTTTGATTTCAATATCAAATCCGGCTTGCATTGCTCTATTCCAGGTTAATGCAGTTTCTAATCCATTGCCATCAACAAAGGTAGCGCCTAGCTTGTAAATTCCACTGGGTGTGGTCATTAGATCTCTGGCAAAGATAGTTAGTCTGGCCTGTCCAGATTCTGGTACTGTAGCAATTGCACGACGACGGAAAATTGTAGTTCCTGTTACGGTGTCCCATAAGGTAACTGTTAGTTCTTTGTTTAATAAACTCACCGGTCTGCGATCTGATCCTGTAACGGTAAGATCTAACAAATTATCTACACCTTTAAACCAGACTATGCGCTGGTCAGTGTAACTTGGTACATGCCGTGTTAGGCTATGTCCGGTGCCTGCACCTGCATAGTTAAGGGAAGCTGTTGGAATAGTTGTATTTAAAGTAGCCATATCATTATTTAGCAGGACACCTGGTCAATCAAATGGTAAGTACTAGCGATGGATAGTAAATTAAAAGAATTTCTAGAGCGATTTCCCTTTATGAGCTTGATTCGTTACGGCGACAACGAACTTGTAGGAATCGTCCAAAACAGTGACCAAACCGTAGTCACTATGTATGTCTACAACCAGCTCAAAGGCGACGATGACAAAACTGCTTTTATTGAGTGTGGCGAAGAATGGTGGTGGGGTTCAAATCGCTTAATCCCCATCAACATTGTGCTCAAAGAGCCCATGCGGAGATTTGCTTATATCCTCAAAACCTTTAGTACCAAAGACTTTGAAATGCTGTATGGGCATCAAACCAGCCTGACCAATGTCATTACTAAACGGACTAAGCGGCGCCAAATTAGCCTTATTAGAAAGATGTCTTAGTGCTGATTTGTACTTTTTAAAAGTACAAGTTCTTCGCAAATTAGATTCATCTGCGCCACAATTGCAACTGCATAAGCCACTGCGTGTGCCTTTTTAAAGTAGTACTCGCCGTTTTTAGGCTTCGTCCAAACTTCCTTCATAATCGTCGTCCATGGCTTCCCAATCAGGTATCTCTTGGCGGGGCGAATCATCGCTAAGACGGCAGCTAATTGTTCCACGGAAGTAGGGCAGGTCTTCTTCAGAACATCCCCATGCCCGTTCAAATGAAATAACAGATCGACAAATTCCTCTTGTTGTAAAAGTTCCCATACTGGCTCCTGATTGGCAAGCTTATCCAAATGCTCTTTGCTTTGGACTCGTTGATACAAGTTCACATTCAGTAAGTCAACTTTGAAAAATCCCAGCTCTTCGGCTGCTTCATAGTCAACACTACACCAGCCTGTATAAGGATTCACAGGTACCGGATGAAAATACACACCAGTCTTGTGCTTTTGTTTGTTACCATTGGAACTTTGCATTGCTGGAATGCACTTTAGCAGGCCAAGTACCTGCTCTCTGTTGGCAAAGTCAATATCAATGTCAGGCTGATTTATCATTTTTAATCATGTCTGTTAGTAACTTTTGCTGTTGCTTGATTTCGTTGAGTTCTTGAGTCAGCCTATCAAGCTTTTCAATAAACTCCACTAATCTGCGTTCTAAGGACTCATACTGAGGGCCTGCCGCATCATTGTGTTGATCCAGGTCACTTCTTTGGGTTCTTTGTTTAGTTTTCTTTTCCACCATTCCGTATCCACATGTTTAGCAACTATTGTTACTTGTCCTGGCTCCATGCGATCGATGAGACTTTGAGCGGCATCTGTCGAATAGATAATCCAAGGACTAATCTTACCCATAGTTATCATATTCATTCCAGTGACTGGTGACACCGTTGCAAAAAAGTTTCTCCAGTCGTTGCCAGTACTCAATCCCCATTCCTGCATAATCAAGATGGTTCTTTCTAATGCTCTGGCTGCACTTTCTTTTTTTGATGCTTCCTGAACATACAACTGATAGGTTCCTGGCTTTTGCCAATCGCCTAACCTCACACCCATCTTAAACAGCCAGTTAATAAACTTATCACACTCGTATGGCTTCAAGTCTATCAAATAATTAGCAAATTTAATAAAAGCCAAATAGTCAGGACTACGAACAAAATCTTCAAATGTCTTGGTCTTTTTAGCGTTTGGACTCACATACTTTAAAAAGTCTAACCATACACTAAATCCAATCCTACTTTCAGCTTCATCCTTGTTCATCCAGCGACGCTTCTTTTCGCACATATGGCTGCTTAAAGTACGCTCTCTAGTGAATGACTTGTTACAAAATTTACATTTATATTCCGTAGTCATTTATTTAAACAATTCTTTGATGTCTTTATCACTAAGGTTTTGAGCTCTGGCCATATCTTCTAGGAAGTCATTGCCATTGATCTCTCGAAACAGCTCAATCTCCTCGTCTGCTAGTGATGGGAATCTCTCAATTAACCAGGCGGTTAACTTGTCTTTCTTTTGACCCTTGGGAGGAATAAATTCATGTCTAAGCTTGGAACCAAGACCACACAAGGCAATCACACGCCAGCGCATCTCGTCATGCTGGCTGGTAGTAGCAATGTAGTCAATGTTGGATAAGTCATTTATGGTAACAAGATAATGCTCTTGTATTTCTCTGCTTCCTTGTACCTGACTTGCCCACCTTTGAGCCATATAAGTGTTTACAGACTTGCGGTCCTCGTCAGACAACTTGGAATAGTAGTCGCCGTTTCGCAAGTCTACCGCAGCCATTACCTGCTCAATGGGCACCTTGTACGCGGCTGTGCTGGTTTTCTTTTTAGTTGCCATGTAGCTATATTAAAACCAAATCTTGTTTAAGTCAAGTACTTCAGGCACCTTGTTTACTTCTTTGAGAAAGAAAGCGCACATGGGATTATCTTTCTTTTCTAATGGTACTGCCAGTATGTGGCCAAATTTAAGCTTGGGCACATACCATTTGACTTCTTGATAAATGTTTACGACCTCAACCTTTTGCCAGCTAGGCTTATAACCGTTGATAGGGTTGAACACAAAGGTACTAAAGCCTCGGTCGTTAAGACTCATAATGCTGATAACTTCAGGTTCGCCGTGATCTGGTTCACCGATAATCAATGACCAATCCAACGGAACCTTAACTTCGTATTCACCAATACGCAGTACTGCTGC